TTCTTGGGCAAGTTGGTGGACTTGTTGCCCATGTACTGACCACCTGAGAAGTCGTCATAGGTAATTTGGAATGATCCCATGACTTAACTCCAGGCTGCGTCTGACATCGTCCGTGCAAATTTAATTCGTCGCTGGATTGTTGCTCGATTGTCGTCGTTCATTGACTTCAAGAAGTTGCCGTACTCCTGGAGATACAACGACGCGCGTTGCTCGTCCTGTCGGCGGGCCGCACAAAGATGGCTGGCGTAGGCGACAATGCACTTGTGGTAGACAACGGGCATCAACGGTGACTTAGTATCGGGAGATGCTTGTGTCGAAAGGGCTGGTTCGCTACGGAAGTAGTACAACGTCCCGGTAGTAGTCGTGGTTGGGATCGGCGTGATCTTGACAGCGTTGCCGTAAACCAGCCAGCCGTAAGCGTTCATATCGGCGTTCGGGTCTAGGAATGTGTCCAACGGTAGCGGTTCGACCGGGTTGCCGTTAATAACCAGTTTGTTGGCTCGCATGAAATCGGATGGTAGTGCTGCGTCACCGTCGGTCGTATCAAACGATAGTGATGCTGTCGTGGCAAGCCACCACCAGTCACGCTCCATGCTGACACGATTGAGCGCATCGTCAATAGAAGTGTTCACATAGGCGTTAGTGATAAGTCCGTCAAGGCTGTTGCCTGAACCATCCGAACGGATTGCCAGTCGATCTTTGACAGCGTTGCGAAGGTCAAGCAGGTTCATATTTACTTGCCTTTCTCGTTCATGCTGATAACACGCTTGTTTGATCCACCCAAGTGGCCGACATCCTTAATCAACGCCCAATGCAACTTGTCTGCCAATTCTAGTCGCTTTTCTTTCTCCTCTGTTTCGTGAGCAGCAAGGATCGCTTTGTTCTTTTTGAGCAGGTCTTCGTGGAGTGCTTTACCTTTTTGCCAGTCACCCTCGATCAGTTTTACAATCAGAGTGTGGTCAGCTCGGTGGTGTGAGCAGGCGACATACGGTGTCCCGGTGGCATCAACCATCCACACTTCAAATCGACCGATGATCGGGTTGAACATGAGTGATGCGCTGGGATCACCTCGCCAGCCCGACTCGTCACCCTTTTGGATGCGGGTCGCAATGTCATATACGTCAAAGGCAACTTCAGCCATTTGGCTACCGCCTTCTACTTCTCCCATGAGGTTTGCTGCGCGAATCATACGGTCACTATAGACGAAAAAGCCAGCCACCGTCGAAAGTGGCTGGCTCGTTCGTTTGTTGGGGGATTTGGTTTATGCGCCGATAGCCAAGAAACGAGCAGTCGTCGCAGAAACGTTTGTCGTGCTCGCAACTTCTTCCAACGGCGTTTTAGATTCTGCTGAGTCTAAGGGCACCCAAAGCAACTTGACCTTTGGAGATGAGGTTGAGCCGTCCCAAACGGGGATGTTTCCGTTGACAGCCGTCACGATGAGGTAGTCAAGTCGTGAAAGACCCAACTGCGCCAAAGTGACTGCTTCGCCACCAGTAACGTACGAACTGTCGAAAGTGATAACACCAACGACTTCCTTACGGCTTCCCGGTACTTCAGGGCCAGTTGTAATGCTGACTGAAGCTGCCATCAGATCGTCACCTCGGTGATGTCCTTGATGACGAAGTGGGCGTTGCGCTGCTTGCAAGCAAGTTCGCCGTAGGTGTACAAGGTTGCTTCGTAGGCATCCACGTCAGGCTTACGGTTCATAACTGCACCGTCAAGATCCATGAACTGGAATCCGTCGCCAACCTGGTGGTAAACCAACACGTCGGGGTTGATGCCGTACAGGCGGTTGTTCGGGCAGTCGAAGTCTGCGTACAAGGCGGTCGGGGCTTCATCACCCTTGCCGCTAACAGACGGGCTGTAGAACTGGATACCTGCGTAGCCACCCTTCAAGTTGGTCTGCTCCATGTTGCGCTTGAGGCTCAAGAGCAAGTTAGAGATGGCCAAGTTGACACCTTCAGCCGAAACCAACAACGAAGGCTTCTTACCTGAGTTGGTGAGGGTCTTCATGATGGAGCCAGTAATGAGGGTTTCGGTGATGGAACGGTTGGTTCCTGAGTTGCTGTTCACATAGGACTTCCACTTCGGCTGTGACGAAGGGTTGATTGTGTGAAGGACTGCGGTGTCGTCAACGATGGTCTGAAGACCAGTCAATTCGACCTGTCCGTCGCCAGGCTGACCTGTGTTGCTGGACGCTCCACCTGCACCACTACGGAAAACGAAGTGGCTTGAGGATGTCGTGACTGCTGCACCTGAGATGGCGATGGTCTTGTTGGTTTCGTCGACCGAGGTGATGGTACGAGCTGATGCAACGGTTGTCGGGGATGCGACGGTTCCGATGTCAACAACCATGCCACCGTCGAAGAACAACTGACGGAGTGCGGTCGGACCTGTGGTTGTGGCAAGAACAACAGTAGTTGCTGCCGTGGTCGTACCACATTGTGCGATAACGGCGTTTGACGTACCCCACAACTGACGGTTGACATCCTTCATTGCGTCGTTCTTGATGCCTTCCATTTCAGCGTCCAAAGCATCAATGAATGCGCCACGGTCGGTGACAGCCTGCTTGATGGTTGGGCCTGAAAGTTGGATGCGTCCGTAGACGTAGCGCACGGGAACCGGGACGGTTGCGTACGACTGGTTTGCTGCGGTTGGCAGAGTGCCACCTTCGGCTCGTGCGCCAACACCACTTGAGCGTCCGAGGTGGACGGCGTGGCGGGCAATACGACCCTGGACGGTGTCTTTGCGGGTTTCAACCTGCGAGAGAATGAAGTTCGCCTCGTTGAGGTTGTCGAGATATTCCTTGTAGTCGTCCTTGAGAATGGCATCGACTGTTGAGAGTGTTGCGGGCATGATGGGTTTCCTTTAAGAGGGTAGGTGAATGTGGGGGTTCACAACCTTGTCAATGGTTCACGCCATCCAGCGTTGCCTTGCATCTTCCGATGTTATGTGGTTGTATGTGGTGCGCCTCATCCGAGACACGAAAGAATGCTACACCACTACAACTACCGTTTGTCAAATGGTTAGTTCAAACCGTTTTGTTCAAGTCGTGCCATAGCCCGGTCACGGGGACTCATGTTTTGTCCTGCGAGGTTGGTTGAGGCTTGCCCATTGACGATGGGTGTCCCCATTTGGCTGCCTGCCTCTGAACGCTTCGCTGCGATCTGCGTTGCCTGAGCGAGAACTTGATCTTCCATTTCGCGTATTGCCAGGGAAAGATCAAGGTCGGATCGACGGGATGCTGCGACGATTGCTGCTGTCGCCAACGGCGTATCGGGTTGAAGTCCATGTTGTGCGAGCGTCTCCTCAATTTGGCGTTCGTATTGTGTTTGCACCTGCTGTTGGGCAAATGCTTGCATTCGTTGCTCGACGAGCTGTTCGACTTGACCTGGGGTCAGTCCTGCTGACTGGCCGTCTTGAATTGCTTGTTGACCAATGGCGGCTTGTGCTTGGGGGCTGATGAAAGTGTCAAAGCGTTCCCCGGCGAGGGTTCGGGCGTTGTCAACCATCCATCGGACTGCGGTGTCGGTGTCGCCTGACGCGAAAGCGTTAGCAAACTCTTGTACGGCACGGGCATCGTCGGGATGCATTTTGGCGAATGTTTGTGCAATCGGCTTGTAGCGTTCGCGTTCTTTGACGCGGTCGGCTACTTCTGATCGGTATTTGTCTTCCCAATTGACATCGGTGGAACTGGCTTCTGAACCTTCTAATGGTGCAGAATCCACTACACCTTCGGGGTTAAAGTCGGTCATTGTGGTGGCATCTCCTGTGGTTGTCCTGGCTGTCCGTTTTGTATTTGTGGAACCAATGATCCAGGTGCTTCATTGGCTTGCGGGAGCATTTCTGATCCCGGCATCTGTTGCTGTGCTGCGAGTTGTGCGGCTGCTTCGTCAGCGGCCAACTTTTGGTGCGCTTGAACGTGAACATCAATTGCCTGTCGCACATCGGGTGTTGCAAGCTCGTATGCAGGGGATTTGCGCTCACGGTTGTGTTGGGCGATGTGTTTGGCGTGGTCGTCAAAGTCTGCTGGCATGACAGGGGTTGCCTGCATAAGTAGTCCGTTTTCCCATTCGGCTTTAGCGACATCGGGATCGGATGATGCCAAGAAACCTTTGGGGTCGGGCAGGTCAAGCAAACGTGACAGGCTTGCACCGTCAATGTTTTGGAATGCTGCGGGGAATGTTTGTGCCAGCGATGTGATGACCGATTGGGTTGCGATCTTGGATCGTGGTGCTGTCGCGTCCAACGGGACTTTGACTTGGGGAAATTCGTCAATGTCGTTGGCTGTCCATTCAAACTGGACGGTCGAGCCTTGCTGGGTGGTGATCGTTTGTGAGCGCACCATGCCTGACTGCTGGGCATATGCACGGTACAACTGCAAGGTCATCTGCCCGATACGCGCCCAAACAGCAGACTGGTTTCGTGCCATTGGTGCTAACGGGGTGTCGTCCTTTTCAGCCAATACCGATAGTGCGAGTCCTGAGTTACGGTCGCCAGGGGCTTGACCACGAGAAACAGCATGGGTTGAGAAGATGTCGTCCATCTCTGCTTCAAGTTGCGCGGCTTCGTTACTGATCCAGCGGGGGACTTCGGGTGCTGACTGCCAATGCGGTTCGCCCAGTTCGGCGTTGTACTCAAGCACATCAGCGGGATCGGTCGTAATGGTGTCGGAGTCTTCAATTGATCCTGCGGGAACCATGAGTCGAGCGTTCGCTGCTTTACGCATATGTTCAAGGATTGTTGAACGCGCACGGTTGTAGGCGTACTGGATGTCTCGTGCCGGGGTGAGAAGTGTGTTTCCGACCCATGTGCGAGGGATTTTGCGCTGGATACCGATAGCGATATTGAGACGGGGGAACGGGAATGGCCAGCCTTGACCGTCACCGTAGGCGTATACCTGCTTGTTGTTTACGACGTGGACGACGCAACCAGGGGTGCGCGAGGTCGGGCGTTCGTAGTAGCAGTAAACAAGGGTGAGACGGGGTGGTTGACCTTGTGGTCGACGCGACAACAATGTGCGGTGGCGTGAAGACAATGATGCTTCAGCGTCAGGTACGGGTTCCCACCGATGACAACATCCACGTAGCCAGTACTGTTGATTTGCGAACCGTCGGCGCTGTCGTAGGCATGTGCAGCGATGCGCCAGGTACCGTTCGGGAGCTGCTGCCCCAGCAACTCCGCTGTAGAGACGGTGGGATCCGATGGGTTGACCGGCGAGAACACCCAAAAATGGTGAGCGTCGAGCTCATCCATGCGGACGGCCGAAATCCAGACGACGGACGGCGTAAAGCCCGAATATGAGGCCGTGGCCAGGATCGAATGGTCGCCGTTCGGTAAGAGCGTTTCCGCCGCCTCCCTCGGTGCTGGTCTGTCCGCCGTTTACCGGAATGCCGTTGATTGCGCCTACATAGTTGTTGAGTTGCTGTTCTGGGCGGTTCTGGTAGAAGTTGAACCTGTCCATGTAGTCCTGCAAAACCTGACCGGACTTGCCTTCGACTTGCTGGCCGATTTGGCCCAACTGCGCAATGTTCTGCCAGTCGTTCTGGCCCAACTGCTGACCAAGTTGAGCACCGGCCATCTGTTGCGCTGCGCTCTGTTGGCCCAATGACCCATAGCCAGATGCGAGGCTTGTGCCGAGAGAACCCAAGCCGGTAGACGCCGACAGTTGGCGATCCCGTTCGCTCTGGTAGTTCCCGCCGTATATCTGAGCGGCCATATCGCCCATAGCATTTCCGTAGTTCTCGTTAGCC